CTAGCGCGACTCCAAGCCAACCAGTGGCTGCCGAACCAGTTCCGCCATGGGCTTGTCCATCACAAAGGCATCGCAATACGGGGCATGTAGAGAGATGTGTCTAATGTCCTCAAATACGCCGCCGAGGCGTTTGCGCGCTTCCAACCGATTGGAATAGGATCCGCGCTTTACCATGCCCTTAAGCGTCGCGAAGAGCCTCGCTGATATCCACTGATGTGGGACTTCTGTGAAGTGCCGAGACCCAAAGAATTCAACGCAACGCTGTAGCTGCTCATGTTCCGTCATCTCTTTGGGCAATAACTCGCGCATGTGTTCCACCATATTGGCCATGATCGGTGAATCTAGAACTGCGCCTACATCACCCCGTCGTATGCGATTGATCTTGTCGATGTAAAACTGCATATAGAGTCGACCCGCGTCGTAATATTCAAGCGCGACATCCTCATCAAATGTCTGACGCGACTTCTGCCAAGCGTCTAGGGTCATCACCAACTGTTCGACTGCATCAGTCTTGAGCTTGCGCCTAGTCTCTACGTCTTGCCAATAGCCAGCTACGTCGATAAAGAAATAGTCATCCCAAACGTCGAGCCTGCCTCGGATAGCCTCCTCACTCTGAAGTTCATATCGAGTCTCGTCGCCTCTCAAATAGGCGGAGAACGCTTTAAGTGTCTGATTAAACTCTATGTTGTAGCCCTTCTCGAACTCCATCCCTCGAGCTGTGACCTTGATGAAGTCCATTAGCTGATCATGGGTCTGTCCGTCGCAGCCACGCCATAGGTGGGTCTCGTCCTCATGCACTGATGAGTAGGGCACAGCTAACAATTGAAGATGACAGACACGTTTCACTCGCTCGATGGCGTCAGCAAACTTCAATCTATCGCCACGAAAGGCATGTGAGAAGAAGAATTGGTCCAGATACAGAACCTTCTTGCGGATGCCAGGAAGCAGGACCACCGCTTCATGGCTGCATGCCTTGCAGCCGCGCAAGACATGGTCGCGGCGGACCGAGACGTTTCCGAACGTACTCTCGCCTTTGCAGATGGGGCAGTCGCCCACCACGTATGTGACCAGCATGTCCGTTCTCCATTTCGGGCGAGGTCGGCAACATCGTCTGATGCAATCGACATGTCTTTCATCAAGTGCCGTAGCTATCGAATTACCACCATCTTGTGGTCGTAATTTAGCTCGTTAAGGAGGAACGTTGCATTGGGAACTGGAAAGTCTTCCTGGCTTCAATCTCCCGCGAGCCTTGCCGCAGGATTGTCCGCAATTCCACCGGCTTGAAAGTACCCCACGACACTGGCCACGGAGCGGTGGTCGGTCATGGCCATAAGGGCGGGCAGTGCGACCCCTTGGCGCGCCCCTTCGGTGACGAAGCCCGAGCGTAGACTGTGACCGCCAAAATTCCCCTCCAATCCGGCAAGTTTGGCCCGCTTCTGCACGATATCGGCTACGGACTTGGATGATAGGCCCGGTCCGATCGTGGTGCCCCAGAGGCGGCGGAAGATCGGCCCCTCCGTCAGGCCGGCCGCATCCAGCCAGGCGGCGAGGGCATCGGCAGCCGTGCCCAGAACAGGCTTGTCCGGGGTCGAGGTCGCTTTGGGACCATCTTGCAACGTTTTGCCATGTTCGAGTCGGTACATGTAGCCACGAACACCAATGCGCCGTAGATTGGACAGGTCAGCCGCGGCCACCTCGCTCCGCCGGCGGCCACCACTGGCAAACGCAAAGTAGAGCAGGGCACGATCACGCAGGCCGGTTAGGGAGTCGTCGCAGGTGGCCGCGAGTGCCTCCAACTCCGTCAAGGTGATGGCAGTTTTCTTGCGGGGACGTTCGCCGCGTTTGTGCGCGGCCCGTCGCCCCTTTGCCAGCAGTTGCCGCACCTCGGAGGCCTCGCAGGGATTGGTGAGCTTTTTGAGCTGGTGCGCGGCGGATAAAACGGCCACGCGATGGACGATCGTGCTGAGCTTCAGCGGTCCCAGCCGCAGCTTGAGGCCGGCCGCCACCAGCGGTGTATCCAGGGTCACCGGCAGCTCCCACGTCAGCCCGGTTTTCGATTTGCGCGCCAAGTGGTCAACCACGAACTGGACGACCGTGGCCGACGGCACCGGCAACGTGATCGGTTGGCCGTAGCGCCCTTGGAACCAAGCGGCCCAATACCGCAGGGCGGCGGCATAGTAGTGTATATAACGAGAACGACCCCTTATTTCTGATAACTATCTCTTATCGGAAGTAGCGAATCAACAGAGTAGGGCGCCTTCATAGGAGACACTCCATGGCCCGCGGCATCACCGAATCCGATGTTCATAACGCCGCAGACGAGCTGGCTGCCAACGGCGAACGCCCGACGGTGGAACGGATCCGAGTCCATCTCGGCACGGGTTCGCCCAACATCGTGACGCGCTGGCTCGAGACCTGGTGGAAAAATCTGGGCCTCCGACTGCAGCCGAAACGACCAGATTTGAAGGACGCGCCGGCGGCGCTGGCCGAGTTGGCTGGGCAATGGTGGGCGCTGGCGCTGCAACATGCCCGCGAGTCGGTGTTGGAAGAGCTTGCCGAGGCCAAGCAGTCGCTTGATGGAGCACGCCAGATCTGTCGAAGATCGTGCAGCACGGGAGATCGATCAAGCCCGCCAGCAGGCCAAAGACCTACAGACCAAGTTGGCATCTACAGAGAAGCTCCGTGCTACAACCGAGCAATCGCTTGCCAGTGCTCTGAATGCGGCCCAGAAGGCAGCTACTGGGGCGGCTAAAGAGACGGACAGGCTACGAGCGAGATCCGAGGTCTTGGAGGAACAACTGACCAAGATTCCTGCAGCTATTGAGGCAGCTTTGCGTGGTAAAAGTAAGCTTCCAAACCCTAGGAAGAAGACGGCAAAATAGTTCGTGCTGATCGCCTCATGGCAGCCGTCAATGGCGACATAAGGAGGTTTTTGCCGAGACCGGCAGCCGTTCAGCTAAAAGAGGCTTAGGTTATGCGCCACTTTCAAAATGTGCCTCTGATCTGCGCCCCTGCGGATTGGATCCCTCGGATTGATCAACTTCTTTCGGATATCTGGCACTTACTCGCCCCCGACCAGCGAAGTTCTTTCCAGATCACCGACATCAAAGAGAAGTGGGGCGGACTTCGCCTTTACTGGTTGTTACAAGCCGGCGTCACTGACGAGCTTAGCAACCAGATCGACGCATTGATCGACCAGGCATCTGACGAACTTCAGCAGCGGCATTGAACTAAGAGCTCATGTGAGCGGGCTTTGTACCCCAGATGTGCAGAGTGAGTACCTACCTGGAAATCAAGGCTTCGGTTGCTGGAAGTTGTTGGTCGTCAGCACCAAGTGCGGAACGCCTGAGGCGGCTTTGCATAGTTCATCGTGGACCGCAAATGTCTACGTTTGTTCATAACTGCTTGTAAACACCTGCGTCGGTTGCTGAGCTTTTATGCTTGGAGTGTCCTAAATTTTCCACGGTGGACAAAACTGACAGCGAGACGTGATCCAAAGCCAAATCCAGCTGACACGACGGATAAGTAATTTCGCATAATGTATATTATGTTAAAAATTGGGCGGCACAGACCTTGCCGAATCCTGCACACCGCAGCTTCCCCGCTGCGCGTCTGACCAGGAGCCACAATGAAGAACAGGAAGTTGACCGGCCCGTGGGCCGGTTTTTCGTTTGAGAACCACGCTTTGGTAACGCCCGAAGGTCGGCGGCTTCTGCCTGAGGATCTGGCATGGCTGAGCCTAACTGCGCAACTTGCGCAGGAATACAGGCGGCTGCTCGACCAAGAAAAGCGGTTAGCCAAGGGGGTGATCCGTCGATCGACGGAACCTTGCAAGGTGGTCCCATTGCTACCGGCGCTGAAACGCTCTGCACGCGCGTGAGGCGCATCCGTAGGGGCAGCGCCCCTACACCCCAAAATCAACCCTCACGGCAACGCTGCCAGCCGCCATGCGGCGAGGAAACCTGAGCCCAGCCGTTAGGTAGCTTCCGGAAAGCTTGACCACCAACACAAGCAAAGCCCAAGGACTTAGCACCGGAAGTGCCCAGACCCGGAAGCGTCACAACTTCCGTGGATGCCGATGGCCTGCCAGCTCGCTCAGCTTCTGATTGGATCAATCGCGACTCCATGCCCTGGCACATGCTGTAGATGGCTGGATGAGGATTATTTCGGTACTGCTCACAGTTCATTGGCTCGGTCCCATTTGCCATCGAATTGTGCGCGGCCCTCGGAGTACTTGTGACGCGGGGCACTCCGCGACCTGATGCGCTATGAACCTGCTGAGCTGATGCGACGAACGAGACCAACAAGCACCCCGCCCCCAAAGCAATCCTAAACATTCCCCTGCTCCGTCCTGGACACGGGCGGATCATACAACGACCAACGCAAGTGGTTTTAATGACGCATCACGAAATAATTGCAAGCAAGCCGATATGGGCCACGTAGTAGCCGTAAAACGCCCATCGTGTCCTGGGCACGTGTAGATCTATCTGCCCCAGCGTCATGACCGGCAGAGCCAACAGCGCCCACACATTGCCGTTGAAGAAGCACAACGGTGCGAACGCCGCTGCACCCAGCCAGAAATGCGTGTCCACGCGTTTCGTGGCGAACAGCCACCACCACACGACCACCAGCACGATCCCTGACCACTGGTAGTCCACCAGAAGCGGTGCCGGCACGGACAACAGCCCCAGCAGCGACCAGTGGCGATTCTGGGCGCACAGGACACACGCAGCGGCCAGCGCGAAGCTAAACAGCACGTTGACAGGCAGCAGGACACCAAAGGCCCACGCGTACACCGGCTGAGCCACGACGCCCCACACGAAAAGGCGCTTAATCGACTTCGCAACGTTCGCACCTGGCTGCGCCAAGTTGTAGGCCATGACCAATGCGAACACCGGGAACGCTACACGGCCAAGCTCGGATACCACTGGCACGTAGCCCGCATGAAAGACTTTCACCGCGTGATCGCCGGTCATTAGCACCACTGCAACCCACTTCAACAACTCACGTCCGCTGCTGGTCATAGCTGGTAATCCGTCGATGGCACTTTCGTTGGTGTGTGATAGGCAGGCGACTCAGGGAAAGTACCAAGTGACTGCCTGCCACGGCTGATCGACGTCATCGAAGACCTATCAGACACGGCCTCCCTGCCCCGCTCCAATTGCGTAGGGCCGTCTACAAACCGATCATCGCGCTCATCCCGGTATGGCTCGTATTGCCCTCGCCTTGCGACGTGCCTGCAAAGCTGCTCATCCACGTAGTAGCTAGTGCCTTGCTCGGTGAGACAGGTGCAAGTGGGCTGCACATACTTGCCCTGGGCATCATTGCCACCGAGCGATGCCATACAGAACAGCCGCGGTGCCTCAGTGGGCAGCGTCAGAGAATCATCGTATGCAGGTGCACTCCACGGCTCCGAAGGGACGCGAGGCAGGAAGCGGCGGGCATACTCGGCAGCGGTAACGGGCTTGCCAACGCTGGCCCCGCCGCTGGCCGTCGCTGGCGCTCCGTCCCGCGACGAAGCCACATTGGCTGCTTTTACGCTGGCGTTTGCGTCCTCGCCTCCCAAACGCTTTCCCATGGACCCGAACGTGTAATACATCAAGAACAGGCCTAACGCCGCTGCAATGGGCAGCGCGATGTAATACCAAGGGATTTTGCGCTCAGTGGTGTCCAGCTCAGTGGACTTGTAAGTCCCCATGGGACGCTTGGGCAGCTTCTTGCGCTTAACCACCAACGGCGTCGCTTTCTCTGCCTGAGCTTCAAACCTATCGAACTCACGCAGGTGCACGAATTGCGTGCCAAATCGGCGGCGGACATGGATATGACGCTCGATCAGGTCATGCACAAACTGATCGCACTGCTTGTCGGGCGACTGGCTGACGAAGATGAAATCAAGGCCACGATGCCGGTGTTTCGCAAGCTGTTCAACATGATGCGGCACCTTTGAACCGGGCGGCCGCTTGGGCAGCATGCCATGCTCGTATGCCTCATCGACCAGAGCCACAGCGCCGTCAGGAAGGAACGTAGGCCAATCCCGGAACTGCTCCGGTGTCATTTCCAGAACACCGGTTTTTGCATAGTCGAACTCGCGGATATTGCACGCGTAGACCATGCGCCCCTGATCCTTGAATTCAAGCAGGCGTTCAATGGCGTGCAGCGTCTTGCCATGTCCTGGCTGACCGGTGAACCAATAGATCATGACTGCCCCCCGGTGAGCGTATCTGCAACAGTCTTAGGAACGATAAAGGTCTTCCACGTCAAGCGCACAGTCAGCGCGGACAACACCATGGAAATGGCCTGCCCAACACCGAGATAGCCAAGCAACTGCGCAGCAGGGCCAGACAAGCCGCTCATGTGCTGAGTAACGAATGACTGAAGATTCGGCAAGATCTGATCCCACGTAACGATGGTCAGACCAAACGTAGCGAGCGCCTGAGAAACGATGCCATGCGCAGCGCCTTTCACTTTCTCCAGAAGGTGCGTAACGGCGTCTTTGATCCAATCGGCAACCATTCCCATATCAGAACCCCCAACCCATCAAAATTTTCAACGCGGTGTAAGCGCCGAAGATCAGAATCAACGCACGCAATATCGCCATGGCTTGACACCAGTAAGGAAAATCGCCACCGCTGATCGCCTGCCCCATGAGCGTGAAGCTAGGTGGTTCCGGGCAGGAACCACCACCGAAAATATTGTCTTCCTTGATGACAGACGTAGAGAACCGCGCACCAAATTTGGTGACAGTCGGCGTCTCAGAAGCATCAGTTGAAAGCCGCCCCTCTAGAGCATCAGCGACGCCATTCTTGTTAGCGTCTGTACCGTCGGTGTCTTCTTCGCTGGTGCTCTTGTTCGCAAGCTTCTCTAGAGCACATGCTGACTTCCACTGCTGCATTAGCTGGGCATACTCCAAAGCATCGCAACTCTTACCGGTGCAGACAGGCATAGCGCTACACGATCCACCACTAACAGTGGCGTTCTTTCGCGTATTGCAATCAATGCGCCATTGAATCTTTACCTGCAAGCAAGCAATCGCCCCGCCAGAACAGGAAGGAGGTGCGTTGCAGTTATCGCCACCTGACGCACTCTCCTTGTCCGGATCGTTATTTGGGTCGTCGTCGTCCTCATCGGCCTTGCCGTCGCCGTCCGAATCTTTACCGCAAGTCCCGTTCGCGCGCTTAGCTTCGCCAGCAGCACATTGCCCATCACCGGGCAAGCACACGCCAGAAGGAGACTTCACATTACCGGCTGGGCAATCGTCTTTCTCTTTCTCGCAAACGCCGGATGCGTTCATTACCTGGCCGCTCTCACACCCGTTGTAGCAAATTCCCGTAATAGGATCCTTTACCTGATTCGCAGCACATTCCTCAGGCTCAGGTTGACACATGGACAAGCCATAGTTCATTGAGTAACCCGGACCATGCTGAGAACAATCATTTGGCAACACATTGCAATGAGACGCGGTTCCTCCAGCGTAAACGCGGTAATACGTATTGCCATCTTCATGCGTCAAGCGTGCTGTACACCCGTCCAGGCATTGAAATGATCCATTCAAGATGGTCGTTTTATACGTGACAGTTTCAGCTGGTCGAGACGAACAACTTTTCTGACAGCCATCGCGCAGCGTGTTCCACTCTTGCCCGGATTCGCATTCCGCATTTTTAGGCCAAGTCCGGCCGACATGCACCTTCGCACCATCCGTGTTGCGTAATGCATATGCCAAGACGGTGCACGTCGTACCGGTGCAACTCTGAGCAAGATAATGCGAGAAAGAACCGCCCCCGTAGTCGCGCTGTACCAAAGCAAGGACAGAAGACTTCGAACCTTGATAAGCATCGCCTCGATTGGCACACGCAACGATACTTGTCTTTGTAGAAAAGCAATCCGGATAACTCTGAGCATGCGCGCCGCCCATACCAAGCCACGTAATAAGTGCAGCTATAACAACGTAAGCAGCACGACGAGCGAATGCACTGACGATGATCCTACGCACGTCCATCACATGCCCTCAAATGCGAGCCAGCACGCACCGCAAAAAGCAACAATTACGAAGTAACCCATATCCCCTCCCTCAAAGAAAAAAGGGGCGACCATGACGGTGCGCCCCTCCCAATCCCCTGCCCCGCCGATCAGCGGGCCTTCTTGACGTAACCCCACAGGATGATGGCGCCGAGGATGACGGCGGCAGCAGCCACCACCAGCATCACATCGGCCTTACCACCGGACAGCTCACCGGCGATGGCAGCACCCGGCGATGCACCGCTGGCGAACGCAGCGCCCGATGCCATCAGGGCAGAGGCACCGGCAGCGACCTTGCCACCGGTGGTGGCAGCGAAACGACGTGCAGCATTGACAACGTTCTTCATAAACACCTCTTGGGTTAGAGCCCCTACGTACGCGCCGCGCGGAATACGAGACGCGCTTTCAAGCCGACGGCCCACACGCCAACAATGGCGGCGGCCACCAAGCTCCCATCAGCCAAGTCCAGGGGCGGAAGAATTGGCTGGTGGTACGGCATCCAGACCGGAACCGCGCACACGCCATCCGGCTGCACGTTCTCAGGCGCACAACCAACGACGTAGAGAGATTCCGGCTGGTCAGACATGGGTTAGCCCTTCGCCGGGGCCGGAGCGTGCGGCTTGACGCCCAGCGGCACCAAGTCCACATAACGCTTGAGCGTCAGGTCACCGAAGTTGCCCAGGGCGAAGCTCTTGGGATCAATGTCGTACTCACCAGCCGGATAAGCCGGACGCTGGCCGAGGCCGACACGGAACGGCAGTTCAAAGCCGTTGCCCAGATCGAGGCCTACCATCTGGGAACGCATGATGCTGTTGGTCTTGGGGTTGTGCTGTTCTTCGACAGCGGCAGACTTCACGCGGCAAATTGGCATAGTTCTTCTCTCACATAGCGATGGAGTGGCTCACCCTTGGCAATGCCGCGAAATCTCCCCGGGTGGCCGTCACGGAGAACGCGGGCCTCGACGAAGTCCGACCAGCTATGGCCGAACGCTTCGCGGAGGACGTTGAGCATTGGTCCCGCCTGACGGTTCAGCCATGCAACAGCTGCCTCTGCGGAACACTCGACCTGCTTGCGAATCGTTTTGAGGCGGGTGCAGATGCCTTCGATCAATTCGCTGATGACGCCATACGACCCGCGCAGGAATGCGGCCGGGGTCAGCAGTACGTCATGGGAAACCTCCACGTGCTTGCCGTAAAGGCGAACTTCACAGCGTGTCCAGGGCGATGAGGGAAGCCCCATCTGCTTGCCCTTCTCATACACGCACAGTTCTTTGTGACCCTTCCCGCCCACATAGAGCGTGCAGCCCGTACCGTGGCCCTCATCGCTCATGAACCGATGACGTGGGGGGCAACCGCCCTCGCAGAAGTCACCGGCAGCAGCGCGCTCACGAAGGGCATGCACATTGATGCGCTCGCCTTCGTAGTCGTCATGGGCAACGTCCACGCGGCTGATTTTGGCTTTCAGCACGCCCAGCTGCCGGTGCACCACGTCCCAGCGGGTAACCCATTTGCAGCCGGCACCGGAAAGGCTGATGCAGATGGTTTCCTTGTTGCCGCCCAAACCCACATGGCCGACAAGCTCACCTTCGCGGTCCACAAGAACAGCGCTCAACGGGTAGAAGTTCCACTGCTTCTTGCGGATCGCACCTGCGCGGACTTCGCCGCGAAAACCGAAGATGCGGTAAAGCAACAGATCCAGCTGCGTGCATCGCACTTCATCGGCAGCCTCGAACGGAAAGACGATGGTCAAAAAGTCGATGATGGCTCCCTGTTCCTGAGCAACCGACTTTTGGCCCGTGTTACTCCCCGGGCCAATTTCCGCGACCTGACCCTTTTGACCAGCCCCCACTGGGGAAAAGCTGTAGCGCGACGACAGACGCAGCGTATCGCCACGCTGCGAGGCAGGCGGCAGCATGGCAATCGCCATGCGATCAATTGAGGGACCGCAGCCGTAGGAACGAACACGCCTGCCATTGACGGCACAGTCGAACGCGGGCGCTACAGCGGCGACAGCTGCGATATCTGCCTCAAGCGGATGCAAGTCAGCCACGGCGAGCCTCCCGAATCGCACGAACGCGGCGGCGACGGGCGTGGCGACGGAAGAAGTCCAGCCAGCACAGCCATTCGGTAGTGATCAGCACCTGCGCAATCGGAACCAGCAGAGCGCCGACCGCGAGTACCTTCACAAGCTGGTGCCAATCGGCAGAACTGATGACGTAGCAGGAAGGCTCAACCATGGCCGACCTCTGCACGTGCCTGGGCGACAAGGCGAGCAGCGCGGTACGCGGAATCGAAACGCGCATCACGACGATCAAGGATCCAATGAACAAGACGCAGGGCACCCCACGTCCAGCAGGCCAGCGCTACAAGCGCCAAGAACCCCATCACGATGACCATTGA